CCTCAAAACTCGCTCTCGACGCAACGTGTGGTGCGCTCATTCCGCCAATGGAGAAGACTGAGGCACGCGCCCGACTAAGATATCCAGCTGAAAGAGGTGCATCGATGACCCACGCATTCGAGGCTGGCGAGGGCGAGCCCTCGCGGCTGACCGCCGGGGACTTCTGGACCTGGCGGCGCGACGATCTCGCGGCGGACTATCCGCCCACCGCGTTCGCGCTGTCCTACGCGCTGGCGGCCGAGGGCGGCGGGGCCTCCTCGATCATCGCCGCGACCGGGGGTGCGGAAGGCTACCTGGTCGAGATCGCGCCCGCGACCTCGGCCGCCTTCGCGCCGGGGCGCTACGCCTGGCGGGCGCTGGTCACGCGCGTCGCGGACGGGGCGCGCATCTCGGTCGGGTCCGGGGTCCTCACCGTCGACCCGGACCCCGCGACCGCGACCGGGGACCGGCGCTCGGTCAACCGGCGCATCCTCGACGCGCTGGAGGCGCGGCTCGCGGGGCGGATCGAGAAGGACGCCGAGTCCTACACGATCGAGGGCCGTAGCGTGGCCCGGATGCCGATTGCCGAGGTCGAGCGGCTGGTCAACCTCTACCGGGTCAAGGTCCGGGCCGAGGACGGCAAGCCCGGGTTGCGGCGCAAATTGTGGGCTTTCAAATGACCGAGCGCAAAGAGCCGACCCTTTCCTGGTCGCGGCCGCCGACGGTCAGCCGGGCGGCCGCACGCATCGCCGCGGCGCCGGGCGTGCGCCGCTTCATGGCCGCCCGGCCCGACCGCCTTGCGGGCCGCTTCGGCTTCGGCCCGACCTACATGCGCGAGGAGACGCGCCTCGCCCTTCGCGGCCTTATCAATCACGCCCGGCACGGGGCGCAGAATGTCGATTACCTGCGGTCGTATGAGATGATGGTCCGGCGCCATGTCGTCGGGCGGCGCGGGATCACGTTGCAGATGGACGTCCGCGACCCTCTCGGCGACCGGCGCGACGACGCGGCGAACGACCTGATCGAACGCGCCTGGCGGCGCTGGGGCCGGCGGGGCAACTGCACGGTCTGCGGGCGGCTGTCGTGGTGGAACGTCGAGAACATCGCCGCGACCATGCTGGCGCGCGAGGGCAATTTCCTGTTGCGCACGCGGACGGGTCGCAACCGCGGCCCCTTCGGCTTCCAGGTCCAGGTCCTGTCGGTCGACCTCCTCGACCTCGACATGGCCGAGGACCTGAGCGGGGGCGCTTACGTCGAGGGCGGCATCGAGTTCAACCAGGACGGGCGGGTCCTCGCCTTCCACATGTGGTCGGCGCATCCCCTTGATGGTCACGCGATCCGGCGCGAGCGGGTCCGCATTGCGGCCGAGGAGATCGTCCATGTCTACCGCCCGACCGAGGCGATGCAGGCGCTGGGCGTCCCCATGTCGCACACCGCCTTGCGGCGGTTCAACATGCTGGGGAATTACGAGGAGGCGGCGCTCGCGGCGGCGCATTTCGGCGCCGCCAACATGCTGATGCTGGAGTCCGAGATCGAGCCGGGCGAGGCGCCGGCGGGCGAGGCCGAGGGCGAGATCCCCGAGGAGATCGAGGCGGGCGCGACCTTCACCTTGCCGCCCGGCTACAAGGCGAGCGCCTGGCGCCCGCAATATCCCGACGGGGAGATGCCCGAGTTCGCCAAGCACATGCTGCGGGGCGGGGCCTCGGGCCTCGGGGTCAGTTATGCGACCCTGACGAGCGACATGTCGGGGGCCAACTTCTCCAGCCTGCGGGCGGGCCTCGGCGAGGAGCGCGACGAGTGGCGCATGTTCCAGCGCGACCTCGCCGAGGCGCTTCATGCCGAAGTGTTCCGCCGATGGCTTGCGCGCGCGATCCTGTCGGGCGAGGTCCCGCTGCCTTTCTCCAAGCTGGAGAAGTTCCAGGCGGCGACCTGGCGGCCGAGGGGCTGGGCCTCGGTCAACCCAAAGGACGATGCGGCCGCGAATGAGTCGGACCTGCGCAACGGGCTGCGGGCGCCGTCCGATATCGTCGCCGAGCGCGGCGAGGACTTCGACGAGGTCGTGGGCCGCATCAAGGCCGACCTCGACACCATGCGCCGGGCGGGGTTGTCCCTGCCCGCCGCGCTGACCGGCGGGACCCCGCCCGCTTCACCGCGCCCAGGGGCGCCGGCCGAGGCCGGGCCGGATGACGGTTCGACCCCGAAAGACTGAGGACCCCGCATGCCGAAATTGACGCTGCCCGCGCGGCTCCACCGCGCCGGGTCAATCGAGGCCGTCCGCATGGACGGCGCCGACGAGGACGACCGCCGGGTCGCCCTCGCTTTCAGTTCCGAGGAGCCGGTCGAGCGATACTTCGGCCGGGAGGTCCTGGGCCACGGCCCGGGCGAGGTCGATCTCTCGCGCCTCGCCTCGGGCTCTGCGCCCCTCCTCCTCGATCATCGCGCGACCATCGACACGCAAGTCGGGGTCGTCGAGTCCGTGACCATTTCCGGCGGCCGCGGTCGTGCTGTCGTGCGCTTCGGCAAGAGCGCACGCGCCGCGGACATTCTCGCGCGCGTGCGGGACGGCGAGGTCGCGGGCGTCTCGGTCGGCTACCGAGTGAACGCCCTTCGCCTGGAAAGCGAGGACGACGCGGGCCGGACCTACCGGGCGACCTCGTGGACGCCCTTGGAAATCTCCCTGGTCTCGATCCCCGCGGACGCCTCGGTCGGCGTCGGTCGGTCGGCCGGGGCCGAAACCGTCGAAATCTCCATTCAGAAAAAGGACTCGGACATGCCCGATACCATCCCCACCCCGGCGCCCGCGCCGGCCCCCGCCCCCGCCGCGCCGTCGGCCCGCGCCGAGGTCGTGACCGACCTCAAGGCCGAGCGCGCCCGCGTGAAGGAGATTCGCGCGATGGCGCGGTCCTTCAGCCTGCCCGAGGACATGGCCGATGCGGCCGTCGACAACGGCGAGGGCGTCGAGGCGTTCCAGCGCAAGGTCCTCGATCACCTTGGCTCGCGCGAGGCCGAGGGCATCCGCCAGGGCGCGGCGCGCGTGGGCCTGAGCGAGCGCGAGGCGCGGTCCTTCTCGATCATGCGGGCGCTGCGCTATCTCGCCAACCCGACCGACAAGCGCGCCCGCGAGGAGGCGGCCTTCGAGATCGAGGTCAGCCAGGCCGCCGAGGCCGCGACCGGCCGCTCGGCCGCGGGCATCCTGGTCCCGGCCGACGTGCTGTCGCGCGCCGACTTCACGCGCGCCCAGACGGTCGGCGTCCCCGCCGCGGGCGGCAACCTGGTCGCGACCGACCACCTTGCCGGGTCGTTTATCGACCTGCTGCGCAAGCGGTCGGCCTTGACGCGGCTGGGCGTGACGGTCCTCGGCGGCCTTCGCGGCAATGTCGAGATCCCGCGCCAGGCCGGCGGCTCGACCGCCTATTGGGTGGGCGAGAACGCCGCGCCGCCCGAGTCGGGCCTGGCCTTCGACAAGGTCGCGCTGACCCCGCACACGCTGGCCGCGGCCGTGCCGATCTCGCGCCGGGCGCTCTTGCAGACCTCGCCCGATATCGAGGCGCTGACGCGCAACGATCTGATCCGGGTCATGGCGCTGGAAATGGACCGGGTGGGCATCAACGGGGAGGCGGACACCGACGCCCCCGACGGCCTCCTCGACAACGCCGGAATCTCCATCGTCGATTTCGAGGCCGCAGCCCCGACCTGGGAGAAGGTCGTCGATCTGGAGTCGGTCATCACGGCCGCGGATGCGGACGTGGCGGGCATGTCCTACGCCATGAATGCCAACATGCGCGGCCGGCTCAAGACGACCCGCAAGGATGCGGGCTCGGGGTTGTTCGTCATGTCCGAGACCGGCCAGGTCAACGGCTACGGCTCGGTCATGTCCAACCAGATCGTCGCTGGCGATCTGTTGTTCGGCAACTGGTCCGATTTCGTGATCGCCATGTGGTCGGGCCTCGACCTGACGGTCGACACGGCGGCCAACGCGGCCACGGGCGGGATCGTGCTGCGCGCCTTCCAGGACGTCGACTTCGCGCAGCGGCACGACAAGTCGTTCGCGCGCGGCTTCGACGTGACCCCGGGGGCCTGACACCCGACGCCTGACCGGCCCGCCCCGATCCCCGGGGCGGGTCTCCCCCAACATCGCAGCAAGGGAGGCGGGCTCATGTCGAGACTCGCGCAATACCGCAAGGCCATCGCGGCGGCGCTTTCGGGCGTCCTCGGGGTCGCCGCGTTCTTCATGCCAGGGATCGTCGAGGCGATCTCGCCCGAGGTTATCGCCTCGGTCTCCGCTCTCCTCGCAACGGTCCTGGTCTGGATCGTTCCGAACGCGGCGCCGCCCGCCGATGGCGATTGAGGACGCCGCCGACCTCGCCCTGTTCTTCGACCCCGACGTGTTCGGCGAGGTCGTCGGCTACGTCCTCGCGGACGGCGCGGGCTTTGACGTGGCGGGCATCTACACCGACGCAAACACGACGGCGGCCGGGGGCGAGTTCCCGGGCGTCTCGACCGTGACTCCCGTCCTCACGACGGCGGCGGCATCGCTGCCGGCCGGGGCGGCTCAGGGCGACCAGGTCAGCCGGGCCGACGGCTCGGTCTACCGGGTCGCGGACATTCAGTCGGACGGCTCGGGCCTGGTCCGGCTCATTCTGGAAAGGGTATGAGCGATGGGTGATTTCCTTCGCGGCAAGGATGGCGTCGTCAAGTTCGGCGGCGGCGCAATCGGGCACGTGCAGTCCTGGAACCTCGACCCTACGGCCGAGGTCCTAACGGGCTGGGGCATGGGCGACGATTGGCAGAAGGCGCGGGCCTCGATCAAGTCCTGGTCGGGTTCGGTCGAGGTCTATCTCGACCCGACCGACCTGGCGGCGCCGGACCTGGGGGCCGAGGTCACGCTCGACCTGTTCCCCGGGGGCGAGGCGTCGGGGGCCACCTATTACTCGGGCCAGGCAGTCATCACCGGCACGCCGCGCACGGGGTCCAAGGACGGCATCCCGACCTTGACCTTCAACTTCACCGGCTCGGGGGCGCTCGCGACCCTGACCGTGACGCCGTAACCTGGAGGGCAACGCATGTCCGATATCCTCACGGCCGCGCGCGGCCATTTCGAGCGCCTGCGGCGCCAGACCGTCGAGGTCCCCGAATGGGGCGAGGACGGCGCGCCGGCGGTCCTCTACTTCGACCCGCCGACCCTTCGCCAGCGCCACATCGTCAAGCACCGGGCCAACGGCAACGAGGCGCGGCTCCTCGCCCTCGCGGTCATCCTGTGGGCGAAGGACGCGGACGGCAAGCCCGCCTTCACGGACGACGCGATCACCTTGGGCGCGTTCGAGACCGAGCTTGACCCGGCCGTGATCGCGCGGGTTGCCGGCTGTCTCCTGGGAGTCTCGTCGGCCGACTCCTTGGGAAACTGATGCGGGCGGACTGCCCCGACGCGGGCGACCTCGCGGCCGCCTGCGAGGTCCGTTTCCTCTATGACCTCGCCCGGCTGCTCGGGCGGTCTCTCGGGGAGGTCCTGGACCTCCCCGGCGAGGAGATCCGGGGCTGGTCCGTCTACCTCAACACTCTGGCCGAGGAGGGCCGCCGCTGATGGCGATCCGCGATCTGTTCTTCAACATCCTTGCGACCGACAAGACCGGCAACGCCTTCTCGGCCGTCTCGGCGAAGTTGCGCGGGGTCGAGGGGGCGGCGGCCTCGGTCGACGACCGGCTCAAGCGGGCAGGCCGAGGGATGGCGAAATTCGGCGCCGCGGCTTCCGCCGCCTCGGCCGGCATTCTTTTTGCGTTTCGTGACTCGATCCAGCTTTTCGACGTCCAGGCGCGCGCCGAGGCGAAGGTCCGCCGGGGCATCGAGTCGACCGGCGCGGCTGCGGGCTTCACCGCGCAACAGTTGCTCGACATGGCGTCCGGCCTCCAGGCCGTGACGCGGTTCGGCGACGAGTCGATCCTGTCCGACGTCACCGGGCAGTTGCTCACCTTCACCAATATTTCCGGGGACGCCCTCCGCCGGGCGCAAGAGGCGGTCCTCGACATCGCGACCGTCATGGAGGTGGACGCCAAGAGCGCGGCGATCCAGTTGGGCAAGGCGCTCAACGATCCGGTCAAGGGGCTTTCCGCCCTGTCGCGCTCGGGCATCCAGTTCACCGAGGACCAGAAACGGGTCATCAAGTCCCTGGTCGCGGGGGGCGAGGTCGCGAAGGCGCAAGGGATCATCCTCGACGAGATCGCGGTCCAGTTCGGCGGCCAGGCGCGCGCTGCGGCCGAGGCCGGGGTCGGGCCGCTCATTCAGTTTCAAAACGCCTGGGGCGACCTGAAAGAGACGGTCGGCGGCATCCTCGCCGAATTGCTGCCGCCGGTCGTGCGGTTCTTTCAGGGGCTGGTCGACGGGTTCCAGGCGCTGCCCGGCCCGGTGCAGAAGTTCGTCGTCCTCGGCGGCGCGCTGGCGGTCGCGCTCGGCCCGGCCGTCGCCCTCCTCGGGCTGCTGGTGGCCGGGATTGGCGCGATCGGGCTGCCCGTGGCGGCGGCGGCCGCGGGAATTGCCGCCCTCACGGCGGGGATCGCCGCCTTCCTGCCCGAGATCGGGGCGATGGCGGGGGCGGTCGGCGATGCGGTCGGCCAGGTCCGGACCTGGCTGGTCGACACCTTCGGCCCGGCATGGGAGGCAGCCTCGGCCGGGGTCTCCTCGGCGCTCGATACGGTCGGCGGCTTCCTGGCCGCCTTCGCCCAGGCGCATGTAGACGCCTTCGCGCTGATCGCGAGGATCGTCCCCGAGACGGTCGCGCAAGTCAGCGACTGGCTGACCGGCAAGCTGTCCGACGCCTTCGATTTCGTGATCGGCGCCGTCGGCAAGGTCAAGGGGGCGTTCTTCGACCTCTTCGACGCGGTCGTCGGCAACAGTTACGTCCCCGACATGGTCGACGGGATCGCCCAGCACTTCGCCCGCCTGCCGGGCGAGATGATCGCCCCCGCCGAGGCGGCGACCGACTTGGTCGGGACCGCCTTCCGGACCCTCGGCCAGGACGCGGCCGGCTCGATCTCGGCGATGACGCGCAATGGCAAGGTCACTTTCGAGGGCTTCGCCAAGGGCCTCGTCGACTCGGCCAACCGGATGGCGGACCAGATCATCGACGACGCCTTCGCGCGCCTCGCGGATGCGTCCGGCTCGCTGTTCGGTGGCCTGTTCCCGGCCGGCCCGGCCGGCGGCGGCAAGTCCGGCGGCGGGATCGGCGGCGCGGCCTCCGGGTTCTTCGCCTCGATCTTCGCGGGGCTCCCGGGCTTCGCCTCGGGCGCCGACTTCACGGTCGGCGGGCGCGGCGGGGTCGACCGCAACCT